TTCCGAAACGTGACTTGAGTTTAGATGTGTGCTCTTCCGATCTAACACCTTCCCAGTTTGACTGGGAGTCATAAAAGCCCTTGTGCTGCTCTTGCCATGCGATAGTCATATGATAGTCTCCAGTGATTGTCTCTTGACTAGGAGATAGTGATCACAAGCTAAAACTTCAATGTTTATAAACGCATAGCAGGCATGCCCGTGGAGCATACCTGCTTAATGCTTATTTGTAACTTTTAGTGTTACTATAAAAGTCGTCTATCTCGTCGGCTTCATCCAAATGTTCTACATAAGCTTTTGTCCAATTTCGGATTGGCCGGCGCTTTGCGCCATTTCGCATATCCACATATTCTTCATCATCAACATTCTCTTGAGTACCATAGTGATTCTTTTTATATTTCATGTTAATAAGCCCTTACGAGGTTCAAGCCTTTCTTGTTAAACTTGTCACGCCATTTAAAGAACGAGGAGCCGTGACCCATCTCTTCGTTATAGATGTATTGATAGTGATGTACCATTTCGTGGGCCAACACTTCAATAAAAAACTGTTTTGATTTGTATCGCTTGTTCATTAGCAGTTTCACAGTGCCAAAGCCAGGTCGCGTCTCGTCATAGTCATACCATGCGAGAGCACCACGGCGCCAGCGTATATCGATTTCATGAACTTGTGGGAGGGAGTTGTCGAAGATTTCACGATTGAGGACATTGAACCATTGCTGGCAATCCTCAATCGTTGTATCGTATTCGTATGCTTCATTTGTTTCTAATAGCTTTGCTAATTTTGATTTCCTTGCCATTTTTGTCCTTTAAGAAAAATGACATAGTATAGTTCAATCAATATTAAGGCAATAATCCCGGAAAAGCTTCTTGTACAAGCTTGTATGTTAGACCTTTGACCTTCAAATCTTTTAGTATCATGTTCATAAAAACATCTGCTTCGGGAGATTCTAGTGCTTCTAGAATCTGAATTAAAAGTTGCTGTCTGCGGATATCTGTTAGATTTGGCGGAGCTTTGGCGCTACCTTCAACAAACAGATATGTGCGGCGTAGTTCAACATCAATAGAAGAATATCCCATACCCGGCGGCGCGTCTGATCTACGGTATGAGGGCTTTGACTTTACATTAAACGTAATATCAGGATGCATTGCGCCCTGTAATACATCTAGTAGTGCAGGCCTAGCATTCTTCTGTAAGACCGCAATCTTAGCAGCCTTGTCTGGCGCACGTTCAAAGTCTCTTAAGATTTCATAAATGTTATTGTTGCTCATCAAAATTCATCCAAACATTCAATTAGGTTTCTCAGCTTTTTATCAATGAAGTAGTTCATCATCTTCTGCTTGTTACCAAACTTAACGTTTTCGTAAGCTTCAACAATAGACGCCTTCAGAGTTTCAGGAATGAAGTCTAGATCCACTAGCATCTGGTTACGCTTGTATCCACGAAGCATAGCCTCATTGGTACAAAACTCTTCAGGTGACTTGCTAATCCATTCTTCAAGCTTCTTCTTATTTATTGTCTTCTGGCGTTCACCGAGAGCAAACGTATTATCAGGCGACAAGAAGTTTGGAATACCATCGCCACGGTCACCCTTGATGATATGCTCCTTGATATACTGAGCAGGGTTATCCACTTGTACAAACTTCTTCAGAATAGGGCTGTACTGTATGACATTAGCATACTTTTGAAGCTGTACAAAATCCTTATCCGAAGACAGAATTAGTACTTCACCATTAGATGCAAGCCGAGGCGCCAAGACACCGATAACGTCATCGGCCTCTGCACCTTCAACATCGATAACCTTATAAGGGAAATTCTCTTTGAGTTCGTCCCTGATCTTGTTCAGGGTTTCAAAAATGAGATTCCAATCGAAGTCGGACTTTTCACGATCCTTCTTACGATTGGACTTATAGAATACAAACGCTTCTCGGCGCCAATACTTTTTGGAATCACAAGCAACAATGATTTCGCCATACTTGGACTTGAATTGCTTGATATATGAGCGAAGGCTGTTTAGAACCATATGACGAATAAGGTTCTCATCCAGCTTCTCTTTAGGATTCGAATTAATCTGTTGCATCAGATTGGAAATCAAAACCTGATTTAGGTCTATCAAAATAGCCATTATAATGTTTCTTCCTTTTACTATATTAGTATATAGTAGTTATTCTTTATTGTCAACTTCTAAATCAGTCGCATCACTGATAATGATTTCTTCTGAATCAGATCCAATATCAAACATCATGTTACCATCTTCATCCTTTTTGATGACCGTAACATTACTATCGATGAAGTCGTGAAGGTGATGATTGATTGATAATGAGCGATAGATTGTGGCTCTCAGAGCTTCAACAGCAAAAGAGAAATCCTTTTCAAAACTTTTACCATCACTATCAACACCATAGTTGTCGAGAGTGTCTAGCATACCGCCAATGAAATCATCAATGATATCGTCGGCGTAGTTTTGACGGCCTTTCTCTTTTGCTTTCTCTAGTTCTTCAATTTGCGGAGGTATTTCTCTTACGATCTTATGTTCTGGAAACTTGAATACGTTCGTCATTTAATGATCCTTAGAAGCACTGTCTCATTATTTATACGACCAGTGGCTTCCTTCGGCTTACATTTAATATCGTCCATATACTTTCGCAGTACAATCTTACCGCCGTCCATGAGCTTCTTAATCTGCTCTTCAGGCTTTCGAAGCTTCTTCACAACTGAGGTCTTTTCATCAAAGCCAGTTAGTGTGCTGCCCTTGACGTTAAGCCCAGCAGGGCCCATAGCATTGTAAACAGCCATAGTTCGATACTTGGTATTGAACACCCAAAGCTGATTGCATCCAACAATTTGCTTGGGATCAACTGAAGCGATCTTGTACTCATCGTCCTTTTCCTTGAACTTAAGCTTCGCTACAATAGCGGAAGCTGGCTTCTCTTTCTTCTTACGCGGCTTACGTGTAGCTTTGACAATAGTTGCGCGAGTTTCAGCCGAAGCTACAATAGACTTGATAAACTCAAGATACGCTTTTAGCTTCGGCTTTTTCCAGGAAGAATAAGCCTCTTTAAGCTGTTCGTCCTTGCCGTTGAGAGCGTCAAAGATTTCAGCATAAAGAGGCTTGTAATAGTCCGCAATCTTCTGAGCAATCATAGGCTTCACTTCACGGTTTGACAACCATTCGGTGACCTTGAATGCAGTTCCAGTGCGATAGTAATTGTCTACATGTTCTTCAATCTCACCAATCAATTCATTGGCACGATTGGTCACACGCTCCTGAATGGAGATTACTTGCTTGACTTCTTCTTTCTTGGCTTCTTCGGCTTCTGAAGAAGATTCTCCATGTACACTATCGGCTCGGGCTGCTTTGGCGGCAAGGGTTCGGATTCGTGTTTCGTTACGTTCTCGGAGTTCTTCCGGGAGGTCGCCACCGAGAAGTAGAATACGACAGTTCCAACCGCTAGTACGGCAATAATTAGAATCAATTCTGTTGGCATTTTTGATTAGTTCCTTTTCTGTTTTATGAAATTCTTTAAGGTACTCAATCACCCAAGCCTTGGCCTGGTCTGCATCATAAAAATAGTTGTACCAGTTGTATGCGTTTATAATCTCGGCATTTGAAACCTCGCCGCGAAGGTCGGGTTCAACACCCAAATACTTTTCGTCAGCAAACTTACCGCGTACTGCCTTTGGCTTCCGTGCCATAATTGTTCCTTAGATTGTTAAAATCCCAGTCTTTGAAATCCGAAATCACACAGATTCCGTCTTCAAGATATGCATAATTATAGAGTATCTCCTCGGCATAGTCAAGGGCCTCTTCCAGATTGGGAAACATCTTATCAACATGGAAATAGCCATAAATTGCTTCTGGATCACCTTGCCATTGTAGAGACTCATCGGAAAAGTTTCCATAAATGTTGTCAATAGCCTGATGATATCCTACACGAAATTCTGGTCCAGCGGTCTGTAGAATATAAATTCCATTATCAGCACTCATCGTTCATCTTTTCCATTGATCTAATTTCTTGCATAGTCTTTTCATTGAACATTCTGCGGGGATTACCGCACATATGGCAAGAGCAGGGATGGCGTGTCTCGGCCATTTGGCGTATGTGCTTCTGTCTCTGCGTTTCATCACCATTGTAAAACTCTGGTTGTACGAAACGAAACTTCTTGACTTTATCAATCATACGCTGATGGTGATGACGGCGTTCAGCCCTGCTCTTTTTACCCATTTATTACTTCCTCTTATTACGTGCCTTACGTTTAGCGGAACCAATCTTACGGCGACCCTTACGAGGTCTATTCTTGTGTGGATGTGGCATTATACTCTATCTACTCCTATATAGTCAATTTTAGTAATTGAGTCCAAGCGGAATGACCGCCAGGCCTTATTATCTAGATCCCAAACGGCCAAGACTTCATCGTTCTGAACCCTCGGTACATGCGCGACATTATTTTCCGCTATGATAGCAGGAAGATGATCGGGCATTAGAGTTGCCGCCATACAGCGCGCAGTGCCATCCTTTTTGGTAAAGGTGACGTTAGCGATACACTTTGAAAGTGCTTCTTTAAGCTCAGTCTTATCAAACATTGCCGTAAACCCTCTGGAGTTCAAAATATTCGGTATGGTCATTATGAGTGAGATAATAAGTCAACAGAACCTTCATCGCATTTCGAACTTCAATATTACGCTGAAGATCCACAGCCTCATGCGGCTTCAAATTCTGCTTTTGATGAAGTGATCTTACTTCTTGACAAAGGAAAGGATAATCTTCCTTCAGAATCTCTCCGACAAGGTAACTTGCCTGCTCCTGATCAAGGTCTACATTCTTCTTCATAGTTACATTATACATCATTTTCTCCAATTAATTACAAAGAATAACTTCACGATAGACAACGCCGTAGTTTGGGCCTTCTACTGGCTGTAGAACAATAAAACAACCTGGTCCTGCTCCTGGTCTAGGCGCAGCAGGGTAATCGTTAAACTCATTGATAATCGCGCCGCCAATCAAACCGCCTGCTACACCACCCCAAAAATTAGGATCATTGTAGAAGTTATTATTATTGCCGTGCCAGTAATTATGATTTTTACCATGCCAATAATTATTGCCATCACCGTGGTGACGCCGATGACGATAATGTCGATTATCATGTCTCTCATTGCCTACTACAGGCGCATGACGATTGCGTTTCCAATTTTCAAACTGATTATTACTTCCAGCGAATGCTGGTGTGGCGAATACGCTAAAAGCTAATAGCGTGATTAGAAACTTATTCATTTCTTTCCTCTGTCTCAAACTCTTCAAGATATTCTAGCATATACTGAAGGTATTGTCTAGTCTTTTTCACACCATGTCTTCCATTGTAATGAGCAATAGCCTCTTCAATGAATATCAAAGCACGACGATCCAAATGCTTTTCAGCAGCGGAACGACAATACTTGTCTACTTCATCAGTCATTGCCATATCCATGTTCATCGCACCAATCTGCGAAATCTTCATAACCGCCAATGCGTCTATCGTTAATGAAGATTTGCGGAACCGTAAGAGGCAGATGCTCACCTACAAGTTCACGCAAATCTTCACGCTTGTAGTCCACATCAAGAACCTTTTCATCATAACTCAAATGGAGTTTGTTCATCAGTTCTTTTGCCTTCACACACCATGGGCAGTTCGGCTTTGAGTAGACTACAATCTTCATGTTACTTTCCTACGACAGTCGGGTTGAGGCTGATGAACGGCACAGTAGAGCCGGGAATCATGCTAGTCGGAAGCTGACCATTCCAACGCTCGGCTGCGACAAGATCCACAAGCTGCGGATTGTCACGAAGAGCAGCACCACGTTCACGAATGGCTTCAGCCGTAGCCTTACCAGCTGCGCTAGTAGCATATGCATCAGCGTCAGCCTGAAGCTTCTTAGCCTGTGCTTCTGCTTCGGCCTGCTTCACCTTCTGCTGTGCTTCCTGTTCAACACGGAGCAACTCAGACTTAGAGCGTTCAATGTCAGCCTTTGCAGTAGCAGAAGCTTCAACAGCGGCTTCATACGAATCCGAGAAGTCGATATTTTCAACCTGAACCGAAGTGATCTGAATGCCAGAATTCTTCACTGCATTCTGTAGAGAAATCAGGATATCAGCATTCAACTTACCGCGTTCCTGAATGGCTCGCTGTGCAGTGTACTGACCAAAAACGTTCTTCACGTTCTCATAAATCTTAGGCTGAATTACGCGATCAATTGCGCCTTGAAGAGTGCCATAGTTCTTGTAGATGTTCTCAACCTGATCAGGAGAAATCTGATAGTTTACAGAGATACGAAGTTCTGCGGTCTGCTGGTCAAACGAGTAAGTGGCCATCTTTTCGAAAGTCACAACTTCATTACGAACAGAGAAGAACCGAGCAGACTGAATCCACGGAGTCTTGAAGTTCAAGCCAGGATTAGCAATCTCAGAGAATGAACCGTTCGTCAAAATGACAGCACGTTCACCTTCATCAACGGTATACCACGAACCGAAAAACACACTCAAAGTAACATTAGATACGACACCGAGGCCGCCATAGGTCGCATACTTCTTAATCATAGACTTCTTTTCACTTTGAATTTCATCATAACGATTTCCGTAAGACACTGTTAGTTCCTTTTCATTAACTTTGAGTTCTAGTTTAGCATCAACT